TAGAATCTTTTGATAGTAGGTGGAGCTTTATAAATCCACAAGCATCGGATGATGCGAAAACAAACTTCGGTATATGGGGATACTTGGGTGCATTTTTCTTGTATATATGGATAGCAGTTGCTACCAATTGTACCCAACAATCCCGTCAATCTCGACATGAAGTTGAGTGTCAATCAGATGAAGATAACATCGCTTTTTGTTCAACTTGTGGTTATCCAGAAGATTTTTGCGATTGTTGCCCTGACTGTAAGAACATTCATCAAATCTCATTATGTCCCGATTGTAAAAAGGCATCTGAGCAATGTTGGTGTGCTGTTGATTTGACAAAGGATGGCGTCATACCCACTAGTAGTACGCATGTGGTTGTGATGACAGATGATCAACTTAAAGCATACCGACATTTTAAAGAAGTGCAAAGGCTAATCAGTCCTCAGGCGGAGGAGATTACTCAATCATTGGGTACTAATTATATGAAACAGCAGAACGTGGAATTCGCTGATACTCATCCTGGTTATGTTACCAATGTTGAGAGCACCATTGATGATTTACGTGATGCTCCCTTTGCAGATGATGCGACATTGAATGAGTTCTTTTCTCGTCCTATTAAGATTGCAGGTTTTAATTGGAATGTTAATACGAATGCTTATCTGCGAATTAACCCATGGCAATTATTTTTTGAAAATCCTAGGGTAATTAATCGTATTTCCAATTATAAGCTTATGACAGCAGAGTTGCATGTGAAATTTACCGTGAATGGGAATGGTTTCCACTACGGTCGAGCATTTGCTTCTTATCTGCCACTGCATAATAATGATACTTTGACGACTTTTAGACCTCTTTTGTTTAATGATTACGTAGCAGCGACTCAGCGGCCTCATGTGTACCTAGATCCTACTAATTCACAGGGTGGTGAGATGAAATTGCCTTTCTTTTATTATAAGAATGCAATGGATATTCCCGCCCAAGATTGGAGAGATCTGGGTATTATTGATATAGCTTCTATTACATCTTTGAAACATGCTAATGGAGCAAATGATAGGGTAACGGTCAATGTTTTTGCATGGGCTGAGAATGTTAAATTCTCTACACCTACGCAGATCGAACCTGGCGCTATTGTTCCTCAAGCTGACGAATATGGTCAAGGAGTTATTTCAAAACCAGCTACTGCTCTTGCCACTATGGCGAATGCTCTTGGTCGTGTTCCTTTGATTGGAAGATATGCGAGAGCTACAGAGATAGGTGCTCAAGCTATGGCACAGATTGCATCAATGTTTGGTTATTGTCGACCAGCTCAAATTCAGAAATCGAGTTGGCGACCTTTTGCCAAGAATGACTTAGCTGTATGTAATGGAGATGATGATGTTAATAAGTTATCTGTTGATGTTAAACAGGAACTTACATTAGATCCTAGAACAGTTGGGTTGTCAAATATTGATGAGTTATCTATTCCATATATAGCTCAACGTGAATCCTTTATTACTCTTTTTCCTTGGAATGTTGGAGCAGTACCTGAAGCGCATTTGTTTAGTTGTTTGGTTGATCCCATGATTCATCGAGTGACTCAATTTCAGTCCTCTGATGAAAGGAATTTGCCAGCAACAGCTTTTGCTGCTTTACCTTTTAAGAAATGGCGTGGAACAATGAGATTTCGTTTCCAAGTCATTTGCTCTAAATATCACAAAGGACGTTTGAAATTTGTGTATGACCCAACAGGTAATCCTTCTGGTAACGCTGAGTATAATACCGCCTATACTACAATCGTTGATATAGCT